AGATTGCTACCAATACCATAGCTGCTACCCAGATTGCTGCTAATACTATAACATCAGATGAGATGTCTACTAATGTATTATTAGTTGGTGGTAAGATAGAGTCTAGTACATATAGTTGGAATGGTGGAGCTCCCATAGGTTTTGGTTTATACTCTGCTGGAGATACTGTAAGTGGTGAAGCTTATAATATTATAGGCGGTAAGATCTATGGCGCTCAACTTGATGGTATCGAACTTAATATCCAAGACATTAACCTTAAAGATGCTGCTGGTACAACAATAGCTTCACACTTCTCTGGTAGAGGTAGGGTATCATTAGATTCTTCTACCTTACCTAAAGTCATGAGTATATTCTTTGACTTCTATGCTGGTGATGATAATAGAGTAAGTGCTTTTAAAACACTTCAGACTGGTTCTTATTTATCGATAGGTTCTGAGGCTAATAGTGCAGCCTTTGGAGTTGTTCAAAGAGATGGTATGGAGTTCTTATTTACTTCAGATGATAGTACTATTACTTGTGGATTCTATGCTGGAGTAGATTTAATAGGTTCTACTTCTACTATTAGTGCTGACCCAGACTCACATCTAGGCGTAGGTTTTTCACGATTTGCTGATGGTATTGGCGGTGATACATATAGTTATTATATACACACTAAAAGTGTTATGACAGCTTATGAGCTTAATGGTAATGGCTATCTAGAGATGAGGTTAACATCAGGGACTACTATGGGAACATTTTTAACTAGTGGTTTTAAGCTAGATTATTCAATTTCAAATATGTAACTGAATTAATATTAGTTTAATGTAAAATTGGATATAATAAATAATTAAGGCTTGCAATGATTAAGTTAGTAGATGATAAAGACTTCTCGGAACTATTAGAACTTTACTTCAGAATGTTTAAATCTATTGATGACTCAGTAAGGAAGTCACAAGTATTCATGCACTTAGCTAGTAGCATGAATAACGCAGGGTTTATGGCACATGGCTATTATCATGAAGGTAAGATGGTTGGTTTTACTTCAGGTTATATAGATGGTCAGGTATTTAGGTTTACTGGAATATATAGTGAGAGAAAGACTGCAGTCATTTCACTTATAAACCACTCAGAAAATGCAGTAAGAGAATTAGGACTCACTAAATGGGTTACAGTTGTTAATGGCAACGGTCACTCTATAGTCCCTAAGATAGGTGCTGAAATAGATTATATACAATATAAAAAGGACTTATAATGGGTAGTGTTGTAAGTAAAGTTACAGATGCTGTTGGGTTAACAGATAACGCCGGCGCTGAAGACGCAAGAGCACAATCTGCTCAATCTGCTGCTTTTTCTCAAGCTATGACGAAAGAACAACTTGAGTTCCAAAAAGAACAGTATGAAGATTGGAAAGATATTTATGGAGACTTACAAGAAAACCTTGGTGAGTACTATAATAACTTGGACCCAGAAGACTATGAGGCTAGAGGTTTACAAGCTGTACAGAAAGACTTCCAGATGGCTAAAGACCGAGCTGAGACTTCTTTAGCGCAGCGCGGCCTTAGTTCGTCAGGTATTCAAGCAGCTACAGATGTAGCCATGGAAAGCCAAGCAGCTATGGGAAGAGCTAATGTACGTATGAATGCACCAGACCAAGTCGCTAATATGAAACAAGGTTTCTTAGGTTTAGGTCTTGGACAAGGTACACAAATGCTTGGTATTCAAGCTGGTGTGGCTAATACTGGTGCACAAACTGGTGCAAGCATGGCTAGTAACTTTGGTTCTCAAGGTACACAACTAAGTATGGCAAATATGGACGTTATGGGAAGTTTAGCTGGTATGGGTGCAAAAGCTGCATTCCCTACTATATTTTAAGGAGACATTATGGGTGTAGTAGAAGGTTATAATGCTGTTGCCAGATCGCAAGAGAGCAGAGAGCAACTTAGACAATCAGCAGCTAAGCAAAATGCAGCATTAACTGCAGCTGGTTTTACACCAGAGGGTGTAGCAACAGAGCAGAAACAAAGTACTATAGATGATACTATTAATATGCAGGCACAAGAGCTTAAGCGTATGAAGCATAAGATGTGGGCGTCTGATACAGCTTCTGCCTTAGATGCCTCTATTAGCACAGGTGACTGGAGTCATTCCAATAACCTATTAGCTGATAATCCAGACCTAGGTAAAATGTGGCAGAATCAAGGTGTATATGGTATTAGTAATATTAACTTTGATACAGACCAGAAGATGCTAGCTCAAGCAGGATTAAACACCGAGAATTTTGATACAGATGAAAAGCGCCAAGCTTTACATAAATCTTTATTTAAAGTAGTTGATGATAAAGGCAACTTTAGTTTACGTTCTGCTAAAGACGCTTTAATTGAAACAAGAGCTAATAAATCTATGGCTGCTAATAGACTACAGACAGTTCAAGGTATTCTTAAATCATCTAGAACTGCTTTACAACCTAGCCAAGAAGATAACCTCTCTAAGTTTACTACTAGTTATAAAAATTTATTTCCTGAAGCTACTGAAGATGAGGTATATGAAGCATTCGGTAGAAGCTTACCAAAAGGTAAGGATGGTGGATTAAATCAATTCCAAGTAGACTTAGCACAATATCAGGCTGCTATTAAAGGTGGATTTACAGGGTCTATGAAGAACTGGCAAGAAATGCAAAAACCGGGGACAGCTGCCAAAGCTGAAGATAGAACACAGCTTAAGATGGCTGAGCAGGGTGAGCTACAGTTTAATGATAGTATAGGTAATGCAACAATTGAACAATTAGATGAGCCAGGCGTCTTTAAAAGAGCTAAGGTACTACAAGGTGATAAGAAGCTGGGTGAAGTACAAGCTAAGGATTTAAACGGTAAGCTTGGTAATCTTAAAGGTTTCTCTAATGTAGTTGATAAACTAAATAAGGTAGATATGGACCGTAATGCTATGGAGAAAGTTAGAGAGACTGTTGGTAAGCTAACAGGTACTGACTTTGCTGCCATGAGCGAGCAAGGTAAAAAAGAACTACTAAACCAGTTCCAATTCAATTCACAACTTAAAGCAGCTGTAGCTGATTATGTTAAGTTTATGTCTGGGGCAGCTGTAACAGAGTCTGAAAGAACAATGTATAATGATATAGTTTCTGGTGGTAATTGGGGAACAAAAGAAGCAATGATTTCTAGTCTATCAGGTTTTATGGACCACTTAGATACATCATATAATAATAACCTATCAGGTATTAGAGATACACACCAAGCAGATTATATCAGACAAAAGAGAGAGTATCTAAGAGTCAAAGATATGATGGGTAAAATAGGTATTAGAGAACTTACTGATACTGATGGTAAGCAAGTACAACCTGAGAAAATGGCTACTAGTGCACCAACACAACCTAAGACTGATCTTGGACAATATAACTTCGGAGGCAACTAATGAAGACGGATATAGAAAGTCTAAAGAATAGCTTCCAGATTGGCTATGATATTTTTGAAGAGAGTAGAGATGAAGCAGCTGAAGTATGGAACCTTTTCCATAATAGACAGTATACTACAGATCAAATAAATACACTAGCTAATCGTGGGCAGCCAGTAGAGACTTTTAATATTGTTAAGCTTTTTGCTAGAATGCTATTAGGTTACTACTCAACAGTAGTTAATACTGTTAATGTTACACCAGTTCAAATGAATGATGTAGATACTGCTTCTATTCTTAGTGACTTAACTGAATATACTTTTAGAGATAATAACTTTGAATCTGAAGGTGATAAGATTAAACTTGATGGTTTGATCACAGGATTAATGGTATCTTATGTTGATGTATTAGATACTCCAGTTACAGATGAATTTGGTAGACCTGTAAGAAAAGTAGACTTATCTTATGTACCAGCTTCAGAGGTTGTACTAGACCCTATGAGCCGTAAAGAAGACTACTCAGATGCTAGATTTATACATAGATTTAAGTGGCTAAGCGAAGATCAAGTTAAAGATGCTTTTGGTGACTCAGCCGAAGATAAACTAACTCCATACTTTAATCATTTAAATGTGGATGAAGCTGAGTTTGAATATAACTATGGGCAACAGTTTTCCGGGTCGTATAAAATGCTTGATAATTATCTTATAGTTCATACTATAGTTACAGATGATGCTGGTAAAGTTTGGAATATTTTCTGGTGTGATGGTGTAGAGCTATCAAGAAAAGAAGTTACTTTCAGAGAAGTTAAATATAACTATAGAGTTCATAAGCTACATACAAGTGATAAATCAGAGTACTATGGTATCTTTAGAGAAGTTATAGAAACTCAGAAAGCTATTAATCAAGCTGTTATTAAAATTCAGTTAATGGTTAATACACAAAAAGCGTTTGTTGAGACAGAAGCTATAGATAACTTAGATGACTTTAAAGACCAGTTTAATAGAGTTAATGCTATTATAGAGGTTAAAGACTTACAAGGTATTAAGATAGAAAGTCTATCAAGAGAGGTGCTAGACCAATATACTATTATAGATAAAGCATTTGACCGTGTCCAAAGACTACTAGGTATTAATGATAGCTTCCTTGGTATGGCTTTTGCTAGTGACAGTGGTCGTAAAGTTAAGCTACAGCAAAATGCTACTATTATGTCACTTAGATATATTACTAGTCGTATTGAGCAATTCTATAGATTACTTGGATGGGATATAGTTAACCTTATTAAGCAATACTATACTGCAAGCCAAACTGTTAGAATTGTAGATGATGTTGTTGGAGCTCGCTGGATTGAGGTTAATAAGCCTATGATACAATGGACAGGGCAAGTTGGTCCAGACGGTAAACCAGTAATGGAACCTGTAATGGAAACTGTTCTAGACCCAGAGAATCAAGAGCCGATGAAGGATGAATGGGGTAATATATTAGTTGCACCAGTACCTACAGCAGAAACAGATATAGCTTTTTCTAATATAGACATTGCAATTGAGGCTTCGTCTTATAATGATGAAGATGAAAAGAACCAGCTAATGATGGAAACAGTATTGGCTGGGCCTATGGGTCAAATGCTATCTCAAGTTAATCCAGCTGGTTACTTTAAAGCCTATAGTATGTCTGTAAAGAGTATGAAAACTAAGTATAGCCCAGAGATTAGTGCTATCATTGAACAGACAGCTAGTATGCTTGGTGGTACGCCTGAAGAACAAATGATGAAAGAAGGCCAAGCAGCTGGACAATCTGGTGGTGGTCAACCAATGAGCCAAGATTTAAAATTACCGCAGAATACTAACGAAGGACAATAAAAATGGCTATTAACTTTGAGCAAGTAGACCAGGCTGTTAGAGATGGTCATTCATTAGATAGTATTGTTGAAAGCATGAAAGGTAGTGGAATAGATACTACTGGAATGCCAACAGGTAATTATGAAGAGATGACAAGAGCTATTAGAGATGGTCATTCAATGAGTGATATAGCTTCACATATACAACAGACGCCTAATGTGCCTAATGTGCCTACGTCTATGGCAGAAGCATTACAAACAGGCAATTTAGATATACCTGATAGCCCTTCTACTGCTACTATACCAGGAGACTTAAATGCACCTACAGAATTACCTGGAGATACTGTTAGTACTGTTACTACTGGTGACCCTACTCGTATGGACAAAGCTATTTCAGATGTTGTAGTTCCAGGATTAGAACAAACAGCAGAAATTACACAAACTGGTGTTGCTGCTTCGGCTGCCGGTGCTATACAAACAGGCTATGATATAGTTAATATGATACCTGGTATTAATGCAGATGACTCCAATAACCAAGAAGTAATTAAATTACTTAATGATGAGATTGCGGCATATGAAAAGAAATATGGTGAAGGCTTTAACTCTGCAGATATGGGTAGATTACTTCCTGTATTAGCAACAGCTCCTATTGCTTACTCAAGTAAATTAGTAGCTTTCGCTATTGAAGGTATGATAGGTTATGCTGATACTCGTGGTACTGGTAGTAGCAAAGGGCAAGCACTAGTTAATGGTTTATTAGCTGGAGGTCTTACTGCTGGTGTTATGAAAGGTATTGATATGTTATCAACACCTGCTGCTAAAGTTGCATATGATGAAATTATTGCTAGGTTTAATTATACTACTAAAGAAGCTGATAAGATATATAATAACTGGACTAAAGTTATGGGAGCTAGTGATAATGTTGAAGCTGATAGAGTTAAAGCATTATTAGACCATGCTGATAAGAATAGATTTGGCTTAGGTGAACGATTTAAAGCTAAGGCAGCTAGTGAAGATATAGATGTGGCAGTAGCAGTAGAGAAAGAGATCATTGAACGTAAGCAAAGTATTAAAGAATTGGCTAGTACTAAGTATGGCACATTTGAAGAGGCTGCAGCTGATATTAATAAGGTTAATAATCAGATTAAAGATGATTATCAATATATTAAAGAGACTATTGCACCAACAGAAATTAAAGGTACATTTGATACTAAAGGATTACCAGAAGGCGAAGCTTTTGAAAATCTTCCTGACTATATGAGATCTGATATAGTAGAACTTAAAAGTCTAAGTACTAATCCTAACCCAACGGTTAATGACTTGCTAGATGCTTCTAAAGCTGTTAATAGTTTATTATCTCGCCCTTCTATGAAAGGTACAAGTAAAGGCTATAACTTAGGTCAAGTTAAAGGTCAGATTAATGCATCACTTAAAAAGCATTTACCACCAGAAGATTTTAAAAAGTGGATGACTGTTAATAGTGATTATAGACGTATGAAGCAAGTACAGAATTCTAAGCTTGGTCAAGCAATGGAACAAATTATTGGTACTAATGCTAAAGCTGATAGTAAGACTATTACTCAGTTCTTACATGACTTACCTGCTATGACAGAGAGTAAAGAAACATTTAAAGCTATTGAACATTTAATAGGTACTGATAAAGCTGGTAAACTAGAGAGTAAGATAGTTGATACTTTACTTGATAGCCCAAATCCTTATAACTGGGAAAGATTACATAATGCTGTAGGTAAGAAAGGTTTTACAACTAAGTCAGGGCAAGCATTACAAGACCTATCTAAGAATCTTAGCGAGAGTTTTAAAAATGATGCAGCATATAAAGCAGCATTACAAGATATTGAAATACACCAAGGTGCTAAGACAACAGTTGAATCTATGCTAGATGCTGTTATGATTAGAGAGCTATCTAGGATGGTAGTTCGTAAATTACCAACACAAGCTGGAGCACTTGCTAGGCAAGAACAGAGACTTAGTAAAATATTAAGTAATCCTAATAATGTTAAGAAAGTACAGAATGCCATAGATAACTTAGGCGTTGGTGTACGACAACAGATGATTAGAGAAGCAGTTAAACAAATTGAGTACAAGCCAGGAGCTGTACAAACTGGTGATGTAGATTTACAACCTAGGTATGTTACAGAAGCTGGTACTGTAGGAGATACACCAACAGCTACTAAGTTATATGAAGCACAAAATAAACTTCTAAATGACTTCTTAGAAACTTCACTTAATCCTAGGAATGCTAACCCTGAAGATGTTATTACTAAAGTCCATGATATAGCTAGTGATGCTAAGATGACAGGCATTGCTAAGAACGTTGCAGCCAAAATGAAAGTTGATGATGCTGTAGCTAATACTAAGAGACTTAGAAATGTTATTACTAAAGAAGCACATCAGTTAATCCGTAGATTGGAGAAAGACATGGGTATTAAATTACCTGGTGCAGAAGCTGAGAAAATTATTAAGATGAAGTTCGATAAATTAGCGTCGGAGTGTAACTAATGGATTGTAATAAATTATTTAAACAAGCTTTAGCAAAGATAAATGTCGGTGAGCCTAAGGTTAGAAAACCTAGGGTTATTACTAGAGAGAAAGTTGGCAAAGCCGCAAAACTAGTTAAAAACCCTACTGCTAAAGGGTCTAGCGCTATTATAAATAATGAAGATGATTTATGAGTGAATGTAATAAGCTCTTTAAAGAGGCCTTAGGTGGTATAGACTTTACGTATAAATTAGATACTGTACTAAGTAGCTTAAACCCTAAGCAAAAGTTTAGTAAAGACCAGCTTGAAGGTTACCTTAAGAAACAAGGTGTTTCGCCTAAGGAGATTAAACAATCTGGTATCTTTGAACAAGCTCATACCAGGCCTATAACCGCTGAGGAATGGATTAAAACAAACCCAGGTAAACATAGATTAACTGAAGAGGTTAGTGATGCGCAAGAGTATGCTGATATTACGCTTAATCCACAAGAAGCAGTAGCATCTGGCACTTATCGTGAGCAGCTTACATTAGTTAATAAACCTGATACTAAAGCTCCTCAAATGTCACATTTTGCTCATGATGTTCAAGGATATAATGAACAAGCTATAATGAATGAAACTGATCAGCTACTTAAGAGACAGGACGAGATTGATAAAGAGCTAGCTAAATTACCGGACCTTGGTATTAATCCTGAAAACGGCACACCTTTACAAAGTCCTAAAGAAGTTGAGTTATATAATGAATTAAATGAAATTGAAAAGAAACTTAGTTATGCTGTTTCTCCTACTCAAGAAAAGACTCTATTAGGGTGGAGACGCTTACATGATGAGTCTATTAATGGAAAACCAACTACAGTATTAAATGAATTACAGTCTGACTGGGCGCAATCAGAGAGATCTGGTAGAGGTTTATTTAAAAGTACAAGTGATACACTACCTACTGTAAAAGAACTAGAGGTAGATAGAAAAAGACTAATAGCTGTAGACCAAAGAGCTAATGAGATACTCAAGCAGTTAAATGGTAAAAAAGAAAATATTACACCTAAGTTAGAAGAAGAGTGGAATAACTTACGTAAAGAAAAAATAGAACTAATAGAAAAAGATCGTAGAGAATCTAAGTTACTCGAGAAAGCTGGTCGTGGTATAGTAGCAGATTTTCCAATGTCTGAAAAGAAGTTCCATCAATATCAGATAGTTGCTGCTATAAATGAAGCAATAGAAACTGGTACTAATAGAGTAGCTATTCCAATTAATCGTGAAGGTGCATTGCATGGTACACCTGGTGTAACCAAGTTTTATGATAGTTTAGATAAGAAGGTACTACCAGAAATTCGTAAGAAGCTTGAGAAGCAAGGCATGAGAATTAAGACTAGTAGAGAAGACTATGGCGGCTCTGATGAAATACCAAATGGTCATGCTTTAGATTGGCATTATCCAGAGCATTTAGATAGCTTGGCTGAGGAAATGCCAGACGATTTAGCTAATATTATTAGAGAGTCAATTTATATGACTGAGAATGCAGAACTACCAGTATTTAATGGAGACTCTCTAAGAGGTGTTGACTTTGGTAAGTTTCAGTCAGAGATAGATGAAGCAATAGAACAGTTTGATTGGTATAAAGCTAATGGTAAAGTTGCTGGTAGTATGGCACCAGAACCATTACATATTCTAGAAATTGAAGAGATACCTAATAAGAAAGTGCGATGGGATATTTATAGTGTCTTAGGTGCTATAGGTCTAGGTGAAGTAGCTGATAAGCTGAAAGAAGAGGATGCAATATGAAACGTAGATTAATGGATATTGATGGGTTTGATACAGACGAATTTATGCTTGAGGTACAAATGGGCAGAATACCAGGTGTTAGTTATATCTGGAAGTTTGGTTACTCTGGTACTAATACTGCTAATGTGCCTAATACTATATATGACCATAATGCTGGGCTATATCCATATAACTTAGGGTATGGTGTAGATGCTAAAGCTGTGGACTTAGTTTCAACAATACCTCTTAGTGATGATGGTATATTGATAGCTATTCAAGGTTTGGATGCTGATGGTTATGAACAATCAGAAACTATGGTGATTGGCGGAACGTCTTTAAATACTTATAGTAGAGTATTTAGAATGTTTAATGCTAATGGCACAGCTATATCAGGTGAAGTAGACCTTAATGTTACTGGTACAGTAGATTTAGTGGCTCACTTAGATGTCAGTACACAAGCAACATTAATGGCTGTATATACAATCCCTAAAGGTTGTGTAGGCTATATGAATAAAGGTATTACATCAGTAGGCTCTGGAAAAGAAGCAATAGTAGATTATATGGTAAGACCGCTTAATGGAATATTTTCTGTTGGTGAGAGGATTGCTATTTATCAGGCAGCTGTAGAGGCTACCAGACCTTACTTGCCTATACCAGAGTTAGCTGATATAGAAGTTAGATGTACACCAACCCAAAATAATACAGCTATATCAGCTAGTTTTGGATTGATGCTAGTAGACAAAGATTTGTTTGGCCTATAGGTCATTCATTTCATAAGTCTTATTATTAAAGTCTTCTTTCTTACTTACTCTTTTATACACCTGATCTGAAATAGCTTTCTTTACAAGTATATGATTTACTACTAAGGTATTACTACCATTGACATTAACGATACGATCGCGTCTTTGAATAAACTTAGCGCCGCTGTAGTCACTACTAAGAATAATAAAATGTCGAAGATGACTAAGGTCCACACCTTCAGCGTGTGCGTTTGAGCTATAGATTTTAGCTCTTCTAAATTTTCTTTCAAGAACATTCCGCTCACCAACAAAATGGCACATAATACCAATATCTTCATGGTCTCCAAACTCCTTCATTATATAATCTATCTTTTCTGTATTACCTAGTTCTATGTAAGTATCATCTACTTTGGCAATACCTGACTCAAGCATATGTAAACTCGTACGTAACTTCATAGTACTATCACATACTAAATCTAAAATATCTAGATCTTGTGGCATATACTCTGTAAACATTCTATTAGCCACTTTAGCAATCTGATGTTCCTGTAGTTCATTATATAGGCTTCTAGTACATGGTTGTAATTCTACATAGTGAATCTTATCTACTGCTTGAACCGACTTATCAATACCAGCGTCTTCCTGTGTCATATAGATTGTGAATTTATTTATCTCATCTATTAACTCTGGTTTGTGTCTATCATATTGCGTTATATCACGTCCTGCGGCTTTAACATAATACTTAATACCAAACGTCTCATGGAACCTATAAAAGTTCTTAAAGGCTGTAAATGGATTGTATTTAGATATAAACATTTGATGATAAATAGACATTGGACTTTCTACAATAGCTGTCCCACTTAAGTGGATATGTGGTAAATTCTGACATAACTTTTTAATAGCAATAACACGCTTAGAAGGCTTAGGAAAAGCTCCTATATTATGCGACTCATCTATTATAACAAGGTCAAAGTGATCTGTCGGTAACTTATGCACTTGCTCATAGTTAGTAACAGTGTATTCATGCTTTCTGCCTTCTATAAATTTAGACCAGCCTGGTATAGCATTCTTCTTAGTTAAGACTAATACATACTTAATTTTATCAGACTTTTCAGCAGCTAGGATGCTAGTAAGTGTTTTACCAGACCTTGGCTTACCCGCTAAATAAGCATATCCAGTAGTCTTAAGTTGCTGCCATACTAGCTCAGCAAACTTTTCCTGGTGTGGATATGGGGTTACCATTATGAAGCATAACCTATTGCCAATAATGCACAAGCAGTAGCTAGTATAACATTTAACATAATCTGGTAGAAACATGGATTAGTCAAGTCTACTGGAACTATATCACCATTAATAGGCTGTGTGACTTCAATCTTATGTTCCTCCATCTTCATTACTTTAGTACTAGTCACTCTATATAACTCGCCTCTAACTTTGTATATACCAGGCTTTGGGTAATTTGCAGCTGAGTACAATCTGTCTTCAGGTACATTTAAGTCTGTGATTTTCATCATAGCTCCTTTAATTGTTTAGCTAATAAGAGTATATAACCTTCTACCTGGTCTCTTAATGCTTCTTGTGCTTCAGCTTTCTCTTCTTCATTATGATTAAGGCTAAATACCATTCTGTCCAACTCGATAATAGTTGTACGCTCGTTTTCCATTTCAAAGTCTTTTTGGTCTTCTTCTGAATGCTCCACATATTCTAAGTGGATTAACTTCGGTTCTTGCTCTGTCATTATATTCTCCTGCTATCTATAGCTTCTATTAGCTCTTTTACCTGCTCTACTTCCCATGCAACCATTTGCACACCGCCGCTTAATTCTATCTGCTTCAAGTTATACTCTTGTAACTTAGAAACATTATTCTTACTTTCTGGTCTTTTAACTTCAATGCCAATAAATCTACTGTCATAACAGCATAGAATATCAGGCACACCGCTTTTACTTGCTGATACAATCTTAACAACATAAGCATCTACTGACTCTAGATACTTAATCATTTTCTTTTGTATGGCTTGCTCTGTCATAATGTAAAGACCTGAACTTTTAAATCACCTTGAGTTAACTTAATACCTGCATCAAATCCCTCCATAATAAGTTTACGAATATTAGACTTATGCTTATTACTTACTTGCATTTTACCTACTTCACCTTTTATGTAAAGCTCATAGTCTCTACGGCTATTTAATTGTATTTCCATTAGTCGCTTACCTTTTTATCTTCTCTTACTCTAACATACGTAGGCTGGATATATGTGTCCATAATCTGCTCATACTCTATCTCAATAATCTTATCTAAGAAACAATCCTCATGATAACCACGTTCTTCATCACTTAGACCACTGCCAACACTAACTTCTCTACTAAAACTATCTAGTAAGACTAATGCACCTATTTTACCTGTGTACTTACCTTCACCTTCTTCAACGCCAATACATCTTAAATCAGCTGTAGGTCTATTTTTAAGCTTTATAGAATGATTAACTCTTTTACCTATATGATAGATTGAATCTGGCTCTACTAGCATGCCGCCTTCCCAACCAGCACTGGTAAATTGTTTAACACAAGCTCTAGCTTCTTTACCTGTAATTAACATGGTCTTAACTGTCTCTAAATATCTTAAACCTTCTATTAAATATGCTGCAGTTCTGATACGAGTACCATAAGGCACAGTCGTCTGAAGCTCTCCGTTTATAATCTCTAAACAGTCAAAGACTTTAATATTAGTAAAAGCTTGTTCTAATCCTATATTAGCCATACTTTTAGAGAAGTTAGTTCTATATGTGGTAAGCACAGCCGAGTGTCTACGATCACCTAGTTTACCTTCACATTTATTCATAAACTCGCCAACTAAAATGAAATCACCTGGCACTCTTGACAGCTCATCTTCAACTAGCTCTATAGTGAACTCTTTCCAATCTGAAGTAAAGAATTGTATTTGCTTACTACGTTTTACAATAAAGATTTGGTTACCATCATATTTAATAGATAATAAGTATTTAGTATCATTAAAGGTATCTAAAGTTTTCTTTGGCAGCTTATCAAAAGCTTTACCTTTCTGTGGTTTAAGCTGAAGCATTATCAAACTCTAATTTTAATTGTGCATAAGCCGGGTCTGATGATTTAATAAAGTTACCATGTTCATTAAGAAAACCTTGGCGGTCTTTAATTTCATTATAAGCATGCTCCCAACACTCTTCAAGTGTAAGCGCTTCAAGAGCAGCAAGATTAGTTAATACGACTAAACAATCGCCAATATCATCTTTAATACTTTTACCCTTACCTACATTATCCTGTAGTTCACCTACCTCAGACCCAAGTTTTAATGCTTGTGTAACAGTCTTGCCATTAGTTAGAATGCCTTTATCATGTGACCATGCCAAAGTAAGATTTCTCAATATTTCTAATGTTTTCACTTATTGTCCTTTTCTATTTCTAGTTGTAAACTATCTTCGCTAAATGGATGCAATACTAAACCTTGATGTGTATAGATATGCTTGGCCACTGTAATACTAGGGTTGTAGTTATGTAACTTATAGCTACTAACCATACTAATAGAAACGCCTAATAAGTCGGCAATCTCCTGTCCTTGCTTCCCATCATCTGCTAGTGAGGTGATGTAGTCCTTGATAAATATCATCTTCTTCCTTTCGTTCTTTCTATTATATCCAAATAAAGATTAAAATTTAATTAAATCTAATTTGATTATATGGCAATTTTTATCACCTGAATATAAATACTCAGATAATAATTTTAAAGTCCATATTGGCTAGATATGGAGTCCGTATCAATCTTCAAAATGGATTAAAAATGCAATATTTGTTAATGCGTGAGATAAATGACTAAGCCCGCTCTCTTTATCAACCTTCTCGCCACTTCTCCAGCTTTCTAGGTGGCGATATAAAGCATCTACATAACGATCAGTGTCATCAGCTTGTTTCCAATTATTAGGCTTATACTTTTTAGCACCGTAAGTAAGTACAGAAGCTAGTGCTTTAGTGGCAGATGGTGGTATTAAACCATAACGTAATTTACCAGCATCAAACTTCATAAAGTCTTCAACTATAACTACTTCTTTAATACCTATCTTATTAATAGCATCTGCACAATTAACACATGGTGTATGCGTTACATAAATCTTTTCTGGTAGAGCTAAGCCATTGCCGTCTAAGTTACTAATAGCTGCAACTTCTGCATGTATTACAGAGTCTAAAGTATGACCGTCTTCACACTCACAGTCATGCCCATCATTATGGTTAGCTCCTGTGCTAAGTACTGTATTATGACGGTCTGTAATTACAGCACCAACTTTACGTTTCTTACATGTGGAGGCAGCAGCTACTTTTAGTGCTAACCTCTCTATATCTTCTATTTTCATATTAAGCCTTTAACTCAAATTTTACTGCTGGTTTAGGATGATAACTTACTATCTCTAAACTCTCTTTTGTAAAGTTATAAATACTATCAGTAAGTCTAAAACCTACTGATGTGCCATAACAAGTGTCTCTTAATAGCTTTGTAAATAGTTCAATGTGTTCCTCATATAAATGAGTGTCACCAAAGTTAAAAGTAATCTCACCTGGTATTAAGTCACACTCATTAGCTATAGTAATAACATATAGTGCAGCAAGGATAAAATCACTTGGTGCACCAATAGCAAAATCAACTGATCGTTGAGTCCATACCATATCTAGTTTTCCTTGTCGCACAGAAAACTGGTATTGTGTATGGCATGGGTCGAGTGAGAGTTTACCTCTATTATCAGGGTTCCATAAGTCAATAAGTATCCTACGACTTGCTGGTTCATTTTTAATGAGATTAATGGCATAATCGAGTTGCGCTCTTGGAGGATAGTCTAGAACAAGCTCTCCATTTTCTCCTGCCCATAGTTTCCAGTAGGGGCAACCATTGGCTTCGAATTCGGCAACATTTTTTGAATCTTGTAAGAATGAGATGAATTCACCAACTACTCCCTTATGAAAAATCTTACGCATATTAAGCAAAGGAAAACCATTACTTAAATCATACTTTAACTGTGTTCCGAATAATGATAGTGTTCTACCATTTCTACCTTCTTGCCAGATACCGTTATTGATAATCTGCATTCCTAGCTTTTTATAAGCTTTATCTATAGACTCCCGTGGGTCCCATAAGACAATCTCCTCTCCATTAAATTGGTGCATATGAACTAGTCTAACTGTTACCAAAGCGTCTACTGCAGTCATACCAGCATTCTCATACATATCAACTAGTGTGTCCCAGCATTCTGACTCTGTCTGACAACCTATTAATGCTTTCTCAGCTTTCTTAGGGCCTATGCCAGGAATACCTGTAATATTATCTACTTTGTCACCTACCATAGCTTGCATAAAAGGCCACTTCATTTTAGTGTCTGCGTCACACTCCATCCACTTCATCTCTATATTATATTTAGCTGACTCGTAGTAATTAAAGTGTTTACCTTCAACAGAAAACAATAAGTCTTTATCAATTGCTACCATAATATATTTCTCTGGCTCAGCCACCTTCTTATATACTACAATATCATCAGCTTCCCATTGAGTAGCCATTGAGCCGTCAAAGTTCTCTAATAACTTATCCTTTAGTTCACGTAAACCAGCAGGAGTTCTAAACCCAGATCTGTTAGCTTTATAATCTGTCGCTACTTCATATCTAAAGTTCTCTCTGCCTCCGGTAAAATGCATCTCACATTCTCTACAGCCTGTTTTATCATAGATACGCTGTAACTTTTCCATTGCTTTAACATAAGCTTCATCTATATTATTAGTCCAACGAGCGTTAGTCTCTTCATCATACTCTGGACTATTAATAATTTCTTCATACTCTTCATCAGTATACATTTCTTTTGGTAATAAGTCTTCACATTGTTCTGTTAATAAACATGATGTATAAGCTAATGTATCAGCATCTATAAGAGCGATCTGCTCTGTTACTTGAGGCATTACTTTACCATCGATGTCTATATCAATGTCTATAAATTCTTCACTCATCTTAGTACTCCTTTATCTTGTAATACTTTTACAGCTTTTAATATATTTTCTGCAGGCTCCATACATACTCTACAAGGCTCTATAAAAACTGATATTTCTACTTTGGAAGCTCCAGTAATATTACTAGCTTTAGTGCTTTTTTGCGTGGTTAACCTTGCTTCTTTCTCATAAGATAAACTTAAGTTAGTGCCGCATTCAGCACAACGTAAGTGTGTCTCTAGTATACCTCTACAACTTACCATTTAGTACTCCTTACATACATCTAAATACTCTACCTCTACAGGCATTGGTATATCTTTATAGAACAGCATGTCACATTTACACATCTCTGTCCAACCTCTTTTCATTGCTGTTACTAGACGATCAGCCCATAACTCTACAGTAGCTCTATCTATACCATCTTTAAAGACAAGACGCTTATAACCAGCATCATGAACTATATTAAAGATTAGTTTTAAGGCTTCAGGATATTCCTTACAAAGATAATGGATAGCTAACTTCATAGTTTCAGCAATACAACCTTGTGTTGCATAGTTAATTGCGTCAGTACCAAGCCTAGGTTTATTTCTATGCCCAAGTGGCGTAGAAACTGGAGTGGTTTTATAATCATTCCATCTAGCTTTATGGTATCTTGCAATCATTTTATATTTCATATCATACTTACGTTTAATAACTGCAGCCTCATCTTGTGTAAAGATAACACCATAGTTAACATAAGCATATTCAACAAACGAAGGAGCAGACATACCAAAGATAAAACCAAAACTAACTGCTTTACCCCTTTGTCTATCTTCCTTTGTAATTTCCTCAATAGGTTTACCTGTGGCAAGGCTGGCACTAACTTTATGTAAGTCCATACCATCCATTAGTTCTTGATACATTACAGGCTCTCTCATAATACTACATGCAGCTCTAAGCTCAGCAGTAGAATAATCGGCATGTATAACAACTGAATCCTCTGTGTCTGAGTTAAAGATATATTGTAGATCACGAGGTATCTGTTGAGCATTGATACTTCTATCTAAGTCACCACCAGTTGATGTAAATCTACCAGTGGCAGCACCAGCTACATTGAAACGCGTAATGACTTTAGGGAAGTTGTAGCTATGTAGCATAGTTCTACGCTTCAATAGTCTACGTTGCTTGAATACTAGTTCTGCAATCTCGTTACCATCACCAATAAGTCTAATTAGAACTTCTTTAGAGCTACTGTCAGTACCTAAGGCTGCTTTAACTTGCTTAGGTGAATTTGGATTTAACCCATTTAACTTGGCATAGTTATCATTAATAGTATCTTCAATAGCATCTAATTCTTTTCTAACTGCTGTTTGATTAGACACAAGACCATTTTGTTGGTATTCAATAGCATACTTCATACTTAGTATATCTACTTTGTATGCTAACACTTCCCTACACTTTTGTACCTGTGCATTCTTCCATATTAAACTAAGTGCATAAACATCTGTAGCTGAATACTTAAGTTGCGCGTCAGATAAATAAGCACCTGGCATAAAACCAGCTTTTTGTAGAGTAGCTTTATTTAACCCATCATATAAACTGTTATGCCCTAGTTGTATAACTACATTATCTAGTCTAAAGTCTTGCCATGATGGGTAGGCAATACGTGATAGATATAGAGTATCATCAAACTTCTCTGTTGTCATGTTCAGTGTACCAAAGTCATATGAAGCACCATGCCAAATAGTCCATAATGGTTTAATGAAGTCTTTTATCTCATCAACTGAAATGATATCAGTATCTAATATGTATATGATAGGGTCTGTTGAGGGTTGGTAGAGTTGTACTAAGCGTAAGTTAATATATAGACCATAAGTCTCAATATCTGCAAATGTCTCTACACCTGGTTGTAAGTGTTTTACCTCTTCTAAAGAGTCTACTACTTTAAAGTTAATCATTTTCTAAGTGTGTCCTTCACTGTTTAGTTGTATTGTAATTCTTTGATAAATAAAAAGAGCCGAAGCTCTAATTACTAAAGATCTGGTTCGTCTGCAGGAAGTGCTGGTACAGCATCTCCAAGGTCAATATCTTCACCGTCCATCTCATCTACTTCAATCTCAGTACCTTCATACTTAGTAAGAGTAGCAATCTGTACAGCGCTTAAATATAGTGTTACTTTCTGAGCACCACCAACATCATTACCTTGAGCAGTACCATGAATTACACCTGTTGAACCGTTACCAACTGACCAGTCAGCCGCATGAACAGCAGTAGTAATATCATTACCTTTATGGTCAAATACTTTAACCACTTGTGGATTACCATTAGGCCATACTGTATTAGTTTTAAATGTAACTAATACATCATTAGTCTCTTCACCAGTCTCTTTATCAAGAACAGGTTTGATACCATTAGTCTTAGGTTTAACTGCCGGCTTAATACCATTAGCTGTTTTATAAGCTGTCCACTCTTCGTCGATCTGAGCTAAAATATTCTTATGCGCTTCAGAATCTTTTTCTAATACTACAGAACATACAAATTGCATATGAGGGTCATTACCAGGCATAGCTTGGTCTCTTCCTTCTCCATCAATAAATACGTATCTTAGTTCACCTTTTGGTGTTTTTACTTTTGTTGCCATCTTGTTTTCCTTGTTTTAGTTGTTTTCATCTGTACATCATCTTGTATAAGTTAAGCTATCTTATATAGGCTTAGAGATACCAGCAGTGCATAATATGGATTAACCACAAATGCCACTATGTTTGTGTTACTGGTACCGCTAAACCTAAGTTTAGCACTAGTCTTTCCTAGTAGTCAACTAAAGACCAAAAAATATCAATACAATATTTTTAATGTAGTTTAACCTCTCCAGGTTCGGCTTATAGGCCTAAGCACACCCTCCAACAGAGGATGCATTAGACTTACGCAGCTTTAGGAGCTTTGATAAGACCAACCGAAGAATAATCAGGCTTAGTAGCTTTGATTTTCTCAATTTTTGCTTTACCTTGTTCAGGTGTAAGTTTACCATCAAGAACATCTGACATGATAGCACGTTCAGAAGTAGTAGCAACTTTTGCAGCGTCTTTACGAATAGACTCAGCTTGGCGAGATAGACGACGTAGACCGTTAATACCTTTACCACTTTTGTCTTCATAGAAGTATTCAACAGTTGCAGGTAGGAATTTACCAGATACAGAACACATGATTTCAGTGATTTCACCATTACCATTTTTCTTAGTAACTTCATCCAAGTTAACAGTTGCTCCACCAGCTTTTGGTTCTAGAAGTACAGTTAGTGCTTCAACAAGTTGTTTTGGTGCTTTATGTTCAGCACAGATAGCCATTGCAGATGCAAAGATTTCTTTTTTAGTAGCCATTTAAGGTCCTTTAAGTGGGCAAGCCCGAATTTAATTTGACGTCTTTTATACGGCTTTGTCATTCTCCGTTTGTAAATATATTATATCATATTAAGATTAAACGAATATTAAATGATAAAAATTCTTTTTCTCGAACGAGATATCGCGACGTACATAAGTCTAGCGTAGTTGAAGTAAGACTTATTAAAGATTGACTTCTGGATGTCCGACTTAACTACCCAAACTCTATTGAATTCTGACCCTTGTGATTTATGCACAGTGGAAGCAAAACTATAGTCCATAGTGAAAGCTCTATTAAGTGCATAGACTTGTGAGAATTTAGCTTTATCTTTCAAAGCATCTTCCTTAGCCTTGGTTCTTATTCTGTTAGCATTACCTATGCCAAGGATAACCGGAATAACCAAACCATTTGAAGAAATATATTTAATATTTTTATTCTTAATTAGCGCTTTAAGACTGCTCAGGACGAATTTTTTATTTATCTGATTATTCTGCATAAATAATTTTCCGGACTCATACAGGCCCATTATATCATCCAGAGATAGAGATATGAAATCATCAACAATGTATAAATCAGATAATGTTCCAAGCTGAACCTCTTGGCCAACATAACTAGTGATACCAAACTTCTTAGCTATTGCTGTATTATAGTCACCAACAGCTTTATTGGTATATGCTAGTAAGCGATCGCCAAGTTCAAACTCATTAATATTCTTAGCGTGTATAACATTCTCACTTTCTGGTGTAGATAGATCTTTGGAGTTAGTACCTTGAATATACTCTACAAACTTAGTAAACATTGCTACTACGTCAGGACTCTCAGCTCTATGCTGCTTGGTCAGGTTTGTAGTAGTTAATGGGTCAGTTTGTATTTGTAATCCTTTAACTGGTAGTAACTGATAAGGGTCTAAGAATAAATGTAACGTAATATGGTCTGTCTCAAAGTTATTCAACTCCTCTAGCTTACCAGTAATACCCATAAGCATGTCTTCACTCATCATACCAGCTTCATCAATAACTATGTCTGTATATGCGTCTATATCACTGTCAAGTCTTATGATAGTATCAATGTGTGCTATATGTTCTGCTTTCTCATTGATGCCTGGTATCCACCCAAGCAATGCATGAATAGTTTTAAGTTCAATCTTAGTATTAGTAGAACCTCTTAAACGCGCTAAGGCTTTATGAGTAGGTGCTAGTACTACTGATGTCTTCTCAGGTAGTTTATCTAATAATGCTAATAGTTCAGTAGACTTACCAGTCCCAGCATACCCTGTAGTATAATTAATATTCATGATAACCAACTGTCTACAATATCACCTAATATAGGAGCTAGGTAGTCTGTACCTAAATGAACTGCTATTATAAAGATAGCAAAGCATATTACTTTAAGTGTATGGTCCATTAAAAATCCTTTACATAAATACTAGTATATGGTCTAATATAAATACTAGGCTCTTGCTTCTCTATCTTTGATAGAAAAGACTTGTCCATTTCTGAGTATATTTCTTCATCTGTAGGCAGTGACATCCACCAACCGCTTAAAGCCGCAAGGCATGCCATAAGAAAACAGTAAATCCATTTCATTTATAACTCCTTAGTTTAGACACATTACTACGTGTTGCTTTTGCTAGCTGGCAAGTCACTGTTGCTTTTTCAAGCTGCAATCTAATTATCTGATCTTCCATAAGTTTAATATGAGTTGCTAGTGTAAGTAAATCATTCATCTCAACTTCTGAAACTTTACAACCATCTAATGCTTGTAATCGTATTGCTTCTAATATATTATTAACTTCAGTCATTAGTTACTCCTAGTTGTTTCTTTCTACCTCTTAATTGCTTAAGGATTGTAGGAATAGAACGTGTTCTTCTGCCATTAGAGCAAAGGAATGAATTACCTGTACGAATATGGTGAAACATATTACTATCAAAATGATAGAGTTGTTTAGCCTTTCTCATCAGCTCATATGAACATACATAATTAACATAAGTATCTTTAATATTAAGGTCATTGTCTTCCGCATACATTACAGCGAAGCAAGCTACTTCAGTTAAATCCATCATACTTCCCATCCTTGTACAAGCTTCATTGCAATCTGAATAGTCTCTGCTGTATGCTCAACACCCATTGTCTCAGCATCGTCAAGAACCTCATTAACCCACTGTAGTGTTTTAACGTCAAAGTGATCTTTAGCTTCTAGCTCTATGTCATCTTCTGTATAATCATCAGCAACATAAATAATATTTGAATAGCCATTAGCTGCCCAACTACTATAGAACGCTTGCTCAACTTCACCAGGGTCTGCTGTTAGCTCTGAGAATGTTTGGCTACCTAAGTGAGGCTCACCATCCATTACCTTCTCTGTCCATTTTCTGATATACATTTTGTGTCCTTTGTTTTCGTTTTGTTATATTTATTATATCACGCATTATATTAAAATTAGATTAAATTATTCGTCTAATTCTAATGGGGCTATAGTCTCAACCTCTACTAAGTGTTTGTACGCTTTAAGCAGCTCTACTACTTGTATAGAATAGTTCTTATTACCTTTCTTAAAGCTTACCTTCTTCTTCATCTTACGTAGCTTTGTTTTAACTTCTATAGGGTCAAGCAATGATGTGCTCTCAGCTATATCAACTAAACTAGGGATATCCAACTCTTTTGTGCCTGATGTGTTATATAATAATATACGCGTTGCTGAGCCTGTAGATGTACTAAACAGTCTGTCAATCTCATGTAATGGCACACATAAGTCTTCAGTAAACACTTGCATTAGTTTATCTAAGTTACTATCTTCTAGCGCCTCTACAATCTTATCAATAGGGTCTGTTGTTGACTCAATGTATTCCTCATAGTCATCATTCTTCCAGTGCTTATTGTCTGTATAATCAGTATGGCTGATCTTCTTAAACGTCTTCAAGTAATTAGCGAAGTGTGGCAGCTCGTGATGTAGTGACGCTATAAACTCTTTAGTATTATTAGTTATAGTGCTCAGCTTATTAGGACACTTAAACAACACTAGACGTCTGTCATTACCAGCAGTATCAGTAATCAACTTAGTATTCATATTTGTTGTTATCACCGGAGTAATATAGTGGCGTGTATTAGAGTCTCCAAGTATATCTTTACCTTTCTTCTCAATACTAACAACAGCACGACCTGTACGTTTCTTTAGCTCTGCTACTAACTTCGCTTGCTGCGCTTTACTCTCACCTTCTCCACCCTCATCAATTATAGCATAGTCTGTAGACGCCATCCACGCGTTAAAGTTATTCTGTAGTTTGTCAAGAGTAACCTCCTGAATCCGACTTAGTCCTGCAAAGTACTCTAGGTATATAGTAGTGAATACACCTTTACCTGCACCACCAACACCTGCCAGTACGAAATATAATGGTGTATATTCATATGTTGTATGCTTATTAGCTAAGAACCCAAAGAGTCTTTCTCTGTTCTCTTGGTCTGGTATTAAATTCTCAAAGAACTTCAATGTATTCTCTGGGTGTATAGGCTCTTTAACTATCTTAATCCCTTTGAGTATCAGTACACCATCTGTGGGTCTAAACAAGTTAAACTGTGCTTTCCTATTATGTGGTTTAGTCTTAGCTGGATTAGCCTCTGGACTATCTATAATCTCCACTGGCTCAGCCTTCTTCAATACCATTTCACCTGTTATCTTACGTCTGTCTTTTGAATTCGAGATTATACTATTAACTAAGCTTGTCTGTTTATTAAAGAGTGTAGTATCACCTAAGCGATTATTATACTCAACAAATAACTCCTTAGCACTGTCATACATAATCTCTATTGTATCACCATAAACTGTGGGATATGTCATTCCCTCGTGCTTCCAGTCTTTGTTGTATCTCCATAAGTTGTCACCTGTGATAGAGTTTATTCTATTCTTCACATCATAGTTACAATCCTTAATTATACGAGCATCATCCATCGGATTGTCCCATAGAGTATTTATATATAACATTATACTCTGAAACTTCTCCTCTGATACACTAGGGTCTTGCGCAAGCTTAAACCTAACACTGTTCATCCACTCAGTTCCCTCACCATCCTGCAACTGTGCTGGGTTCTTAACCTCTAGCTTAGCAGGGACGATCTTCGCGACTAGCTCCTCTGTATACTCTTGCTCAAGCAAATAACCTAATGTAGAGTTATCTAGCACTGATGTATCATATACTGCTTGTTGCGTAGAGCCTGCTGACAGATTATCTATATTAGCCTGCAACGCCTTGGACATAATAAAGTCAACTAATTGTGCTGGTATGCGATATGCTGGTAATGCTGTTAGTGGCTCTGTTAATAGCGTCTTACACTTGTTCGCCGCCGTAGCGAGGTATATAAGTCTGCTACCTATCTGCAAGTCTATCTTCGCCTTCTTAGCTAGCATATGTATCTTGTTCAGTAGCTCATAGTCTTCCTGATGATACGCGAATAGTAAGTGGCCACCTTTAATATCTGATCGTGCAACGTAGTCACACTGGTCATCTATAAGCCCTAACACTTGATTAAACAACTCATTAGTATCTATATCAACACCTATAAAGTCTTGACCTGCTATAATACCTAATAGAGCTGTGTTCTGTGTATTCCTTTGTGTCTGGTACTGTGTCCATCCACCCTTCGGAAATCCTGGATTAGTCTTAGTTACACCATCAGCCTCACGTTGCATTGTCTTAGCTGTTAATGGTACTGTGTGAAATATTTTAGTGTAGTCCATTAGCTTCATCCTCTGACAAACTAAGGTCTCTGTATTGGTTACCTGTTGGCGTGTTGTCAGAGTCTAATTCATTGGTTGTATGCGTAGATACATTGTCATAGTCTTTAATAGCTCTATTAACTTTAAGTATGTATGGGAGTACCGCAGGAACTATAGCTATCTCTGGCTTGTTATTGGTTAGGCGAAGGCGTGGCTTGTTGCCCTTGGTATAGTAGAGAGATGCCTTAAGCGCGTCGTGCTGTAAGTCGTAGGTCTCCTTGAGCGTACTGAGTGTTAATAATGTCATCTGTTGGCTTCCTTTGGTTATTTTGATTATTTTATTATATCCAATAAATTATAAGATGAATATTAAATTGATTGAGAATAATCAAAATAACCAAATAAGGGTCTTGTGAGAGTGTGGTGGAGACTTTTAAAGGCTGATAATAACCAAAGTAATCTGATGGAGTGTGTTATAATGTGATAAATCCCTGTTGATAATCAATATCGTAACCAAATAACCACAATAATCCCGGTAACCAATTTTTTTCAGTCCTATATATATTTTTTGTACTAAGCGAGATTTGTTGGTTATATGTCTTTTATGATTATTTAGATTATTTTGGTTACTAACATATTTGAAAGAGTAAGATAGATAAAGGAACCTTAAGGCTCTTGAACGTCCTCCTTAGCTTCCTTCTCTATTGCCGCGAGTGTAACATAGATATCATTGTCAAGAGTGCTAACTGTCTCTACCTTCTTACCTAGGTCTCCGACAGTCCCATCACATACCATAGTTATCAAGTGTATCTTACTATCTAGTAAACGTGTGCACTCCATAACATTAGTTCTAGAGTTAACTATTATTGTAGTCTCACGAGTCTTTATAGCTATCATTATAAGCTCCTTAGAGTTAAGTGAGTATAATCCGTAGACATACTAAAGGTTGTATTAAACATATCATGTTCCCTCAGATCTGCGCCAAGCATCATCTGACTGTTCTGGCCACTCATAACTAATAAGATAGCTTCAGGTGTTATCTCTACCTTCTTTATTTCATTAGCATATAGTGCTAGTAGTTCCATGATACCTTCATCCATTAAGTTGATTGTGCTATACATATAAAGCTCCTTCTAGTCTCCATCCATTAAGCATTGCATTAAAGACCTGAGCAGCCTCAACTAGTTCTACGATGTTACCTTTAATCATTAGTATAGTGTCCATAATAGACTCCTTGTGTGTTATAGTTAGACATAAAGTCTATAAGACCCTCCTAAGAGAGCCCTAAGACGTTATTTAGCTTCTGGTGCTGGTTTGTTGAACTCGGCCCAATCTGCCTCATAATCGAATGATTTAGGGTCATTAAGACCTTTCTTAAGAGCTTCACTCTCCTTAGCACACTTCTGCGCATCTTCCATTTGTCCTTCACTCATGGCACATACCGCCTGATCGTTTAAACGTTTGATGTTAGCATTAGTTTTATTCCATTTACTGATAGAAGCCTTACAATATCCTTTAGACTTGCCTTGACTAATTACCATGTTAGCCACTGGCTCATATCTTCCATGAAATCTACAGTATGCTTCAACTATGTTACCTTCATCATCTAAGACTGGAGGGTTAGCTGAACCACTTGACTTTGGTGCTAAAAGAGTCTCTAGCTCACCGATTAACTTCTTACTAGCTTTCTGTGCTGTAAGTACTTCTAGGACGTCTGCCCAAACTTGTGTTTTAGTTGTTGTTGCCATAATAGGCTCCTTGTGTTATAGTTAGTGCCGAAACACTCTCAACCTCTCTTAGAGAAGTCTCACTGCTTCGTTCTTATACTTATATTATATCATAGCTTTTATTAGTTTAAGATTAGTTCAAAAAGAATCTTTCTGAATCAATCTCATCAGCTAACTTGCTTTTGATACTTATATTATAAGCTATGTAACATTAAAATTAGATTAAATAGAATTTAAATCTATCTTAAATTATTCTACTAATCATATTATCATGTTCTATTCTTATTGATCTTACGCTATTCGCGTGCACGCGTCTCATTAATACACGTGACGCGCGCGTATACCATAACTAACATTAATCCAAGCTTAAATCAATTAATTCTTTTGCGCCGATCGATATTGATTATGATAATCGGAATCGCTGGATGGTGGCAGATGGTGGTTGTATTCTGTTTGATACCGCTGTATTTTATTAGTGTAACTACTAGTCTCCGCCGCTACTCAGAGGGCGCCCTAGGGACCTAGCAGCCCCGCCCTGTCTAGACATACGTCGTCAGTTTTCTACAGTTCAAATTTTCAACTCCATCACAATCCAACTGAATAACAAAGTATGCAGTTCAAATTTTCAACTCCCTCACAATCCAACTGAATGACAAAGTATACCACCTCTAAGCCACCAACCTAACTAACAGAATCTAATGTTATTTTAATATATAATACAGTATAATCAGAAAAAGGACCCACATGACAAAGTTACTCCTACAGTCATATCGGATGGAATATGAGACCACTGATATAACAATAGACAACTTGTGCGACAAGTACAACCTCTCTACATCAGATCTTAGCGGTTACACCAAGTGGACAAAGACACTTGAGATAGACGAAGAGCCCGAAGAACAACACGAGCCAGAACCTATAGTTACAGAGCCAGAAGACATTATCGAGGAACCTATAGTTATAGAGCCGGTAATGCTTAGTTGTGATGAGCCAATAGTTCCAGAGGTTATGCTACCAACACCTTCACAAGCCACTACACCAGCACTAGATAAGTATGAGGATGGTGATACAGATATTAAAGATCAGATACTTAGTTTTAAGAAGTCTGCGTTGAACTACGCTGTTGAGTTTATGGAGAATGATGTGAAGTTTGCTGAGGTTAAAGAGTTTAAAGATATTGTTAGTATAGTTGATAGTATAGATAAAAGCTTCCAGAAGAATACAGAGAGTACTACAACGGTTAATGTTATGATACAGAATATTATGAGCGAGTTCCACGATGATTGCTAATGCGGAGCTAGGACCTAAGGATATTAAGAAGCTACATAAACTTGAGAAAGATTATAACTCGCGAGAAGTAGAGTTGACAGAAGAGCAGCAAGAGTTTATAAGAACTAAACTTAGCTCTAAGTTGTGGCGTATGGATAACTTGTATAAGATACGTGATAAGAATGCTAAGTTACGTACTATGAAGCTTAACAATGCACAGCGTAAGGTTTTGACGAAATACAAGCATAATAAAAAGATAATATTGAAGTCTAGGCAGCAAGGGATATCTACACTATTCCTAGCATATTATATAGATGACTGTTTATTTAAGCCAGGGTATCAGGCTGGTATACAGTCATATGGGCAAGATGAGGCTGATAAACTAAGTAAACGTGCTGAGATAATGTGGGATGAGCTTAGTGATGATATTAAAGGACTTATGGGCCTTACACTAGTTTCTAACAACAGTAAAGGTATGACATTCAGCAATGGTTCTATATTAAAGATTGGTAACTTCCGTGGTGATACACTACAAGGGTTACACGTATCAGAGCTAGGTAAGATAGCTAGTAAATATCCTGAGAAAGCTAAAGAGCTTAAGACTGGTGCATTTCAGGCAGTATCAGTAAAGAATAGGATTACAATAGAGTCGACAGCTGAGGGACGATCAGGGTTATTTTATGAGATGTGGAGAATAGCTGAGGAGCTTGCGCTACAAGAGAAAGCATTAACACCACTAGATTTCCAGGCTATATTTTTAAGTTGGGTTTATGATAGTGACTGCCAGCTAGATTTCGAGGTTAGTATAGATAAAGTGATGGGTAACTACTTTAGTGAGATTGAGGAAGACTTAGATATAGTATTAACTGACTCACAGAAGTGGTGGTATGCTAAGAAGAAGGAAGAGCTTGGTGATGAGATGACCCAGGAATATCCGACGACTGCTGAAGAGGCTTTTATGTCAGCTAAGGACGGTTCATATTACGCGCGTATGTATCGCGAGCATATAATTAAGGGTAAGCGACTGATACAAGACCTATACGATGAGAATTTAAACGTCAGTGTGGCAATGGACCTTGGGATGAACGATACAATGGTTTTGGTATGGTATCAGAGATGGGGAAAAGACCTCAGGATAGTAGATAGTTATCATAATAGTGGTGAGGGCCTTGAGCATTATGCTAGAATAATACATGATAAGGTGAAAACTCATGGTTATGTATATGATACTATATATGGGCCTCATGATATGAATGTAAGAGACCTAAGTGCTAGAGGTGGTAAATCTAGGAAACATATTATGAGAGATTATGGTATTAGGGTAACAGTATTACCACGTATGAAAGTTAATGATGGTATTGAACTAGTTCGTAAGTGGATTCCTCATACATATATAGATGAGTCATTAAAGTATATACAAGATACCTACATGAACTATACAAAAGAGTGGGATAATAAGCTTGGAGTATGGAAAGATAAGCCTCGCCATGATGACTGGTCTAACCCTGCAGATGCTATTAGATATGTTTGCTTGGCTATACAAGAAGCAGAAGTAACTCATATAGGGAAAAGACGTCCTAGAAAAGTTAGTGGATTTGACATCTAACTAATAATTTTTTAATATAATATATGTTATAATAGTATTTATCACAACAAAAGGGACTTAATATGGGTAATCCAGAAGATAACACTGCTGCTACCGATAATGTTAATGACGAGCTGTCATTGTCAGATCAGGTAAACTTAGCAGTCAAAGCGATGACGTATGACGAAGATAAAGAGGTATGGAATTTACCTACGGACCTTCCAGAAAACGTAATGGTGGCTGCTACAGCTGAAAAGAGAAGACGTGACACTCAAGCTTCATTAACAAAGTCTAACCAGAAGCTTAAAGCACTGGAGGCGACTAATTCTGCTCTACAAGAGGAGTTGAAGAAGTCAGTGAAAGTTAGTTTAACACAGGAACAGACTGATGAGCTGGAAGACTTGAAATATAGTGACCCAGAAGCTTGGCGTGTAAAAATGAACAATTATGAGAGTCAAGCTCATTCTGACCTTAATGCTAAATTAACCTCAACCTATACAGATGCTGATAAAGCTGCTGAACTTAGTAGACGTGAAGAGGTTCTAGCAGAATTCTTGGCTGCTAATCCAAACACGGCGCTAAATGATGATATTATCGCTAATGACGTCCCTCCTAGACTTACTAAGAGACTAGAAGAAGGCGCTATTAGCTTTGAGGAGTTCTTAGAAGAAGCGAAGGATTTTATTGTCCAGCCGACGTTCGCAATTGCAAACGAGGAGAATAAAGAAAACGTTAATCTAAGTAAAGTTGGTGGTGGTTCTGAAGTGGCAGCTGGTGCTGTTGAAGAAGATATCATTACTTCATATAGCGGCGAAGTCTATTAAGACTTTGCTAATTTAGTATCGAGGGAGATATTATGGGTGGTGCAACAGGTGTTGTAGATATCGGTAGTGATTTAGTACGTAAAAAGTGGATGCGCGAGGGAATGCTTCAAAAAGCTTCTGATTCAATTTTTGCTCCTTTTATGGGTAACTCTAAAGACGCAATCGTTTATCAAGAAAATAATAGTAATGCTGGTGATGGTCACACAGTAGTTTTTGATTTTGATGGAAATCTTCGTAACCGTGCTATTAAGGGTAAAAATACTGCTTATGGTAAGGGTGAACAAAAGAAGAAATTCTCTGACAAACTTACAGTTGAACGTTATCGTTTAGTTGTTGATAATGGTGATGATTTTGATGGTGTTAACATTGGTGACCTTTCAATTACTCAACATGGTGACAGTCGTTCTAAACTAGGTGATTTATTCATCCGTTTTAAAGACCAAGCGCTAATTGATGCTGCTCAAGGTAATCTTGGTAATACACCAACACATATCATTGATTTAACTGCTACTTTTGGTATTGCAGAACTTACTGACATTGAAACTACTCTTAAAACAGGTAATGGTTTTGATACTGGTAGTACTCGTCGTCCGCCTGAGCCGTTTAAAACTATGGATGGTAAGAAAATGTGGTTATTCGCAGTTGATGCTGCTATGGCTGGTGTTCTTAAGAAATCTTCAAGCTATCAATCACTTGTATATAATGGTGATGTTCGTGGTAATAATAACCGTGCAATCAATGGTATCATTGGTAAACTTGGAAACCTAATCATTGTTGAATGGGATAACTTCTTTGGTGAAACTGATGCTGGTACATTTGGACTTGATGGTTCAGATATTGAAATGGCTGGTTTACGTCAGTATGACTCAGTTAATACTGAATGGACAGGACAACCTTCATTTGATTATGCGTCTACTCTACGTTCACGTGGTATTATTATGGGTGCTGGTGCATTACAAATGGCTTTCGGTAAGATGCCAGATTATAAATTCCAAGAGTCTACTGACTTCGGTATTAAATCTGAATCTGCTGTTGAGTTCTGGATGGATGCTAAGAAAACTAAGTTGACTGCTGAAGCTGGTGATTATACATCTGCAAAAGTAGCTGGAATTGACTACGGTGTTATTGCTGTAGACTTAACTGTACAAGCGTAAGGAGTCTTTAAATGGCTGATTTGAAAAGAACTGGTTTAAACAACCAGAAACGTGGTGTATCAGTAGCAGTAACGGAGCAGATTACATATGCTGCTGCCGCTACTCCTTCAGATACTGTGTTCACTCTACCTGCTAATTCAATGGTTACAGGCGTATACGCTATTGTAACTGATGCTGCTGGCGCTGGTGATACACTAGATGTTGTTGTAGGTGCTACTGTTGTAGCTAATGAAATTGCAATTAGCGCACTTGGTGTTGCTTCTGGTACTGTAGCTGTTACTAACTTTCCAACTGGTGGTGCTGTAACTGTTGTTGCTGGTGCTGGTGCAGCTCTTGGTGATGCTTCAACTTACCAAGTAGTTGTTGAGTACATTGAACTTGACAAAGTTACTGGTGAGTATACTAACTAGTATATAGGTTCCTCTTAGGAGGGACTTATTATATTAATTATATAATTACTTAGGAGGATTTATGAGTAGAGTAACAGATATACTTGTTCGTGCTAGAGATATACTAGCTGATACTGACTCACAGCGCTATTCCGACGATGCTCTTATACGCATATTTAATGAAGGTGCTAGTAGCCTGGCACTAAGCACGAGAATGCTAACTACTATGAGCGCTATTGAATTACAAGATAATGTTAGTAGATACTCAGTATCTAATGCTATTGATATTCTTAAAGTACAATATAAATCTCGTAGACTAGAGTCACGCACAGAGCAAGAGATGAATAATATTGACCCTGATTGGGAGGAAGTTAATGGAGATACTCCAGAATTTGTTATTTTTGATAATCTTCCTAAGAATACATTTAAGATTTATCCTTTCCTACAGACAGTAGACCCTATTGAAACCACTTATAATAGCTTATATGGAGCTCTTATAGATATCAATGTAGATAATGATTTACTATATCCAGTATATAGTGATCTTGGGGTAGGCGACTACTTATTTATCGCTTATAAGAAGAAAGCTGATACTATTACTATAGCTACCATAGATGATGACTTTGAATTTGATAGTATTTGTGATGAAGCTTTCGTATTATATATCTCTGGTATGGCATTAAGAAATGATGCTGATACACTCAATAGACAGTTTGGAGCTGAACAGCTTAGCCTATATGGTCAATATGTTAAACAGTATCTTAGTAAAGATGTTAATGAATATAGTAAAGTTACTAATAATTCAGTAAATTATGTAGGATTTCAATAATGCGTATTCATGTAAATAGACAACTAATGGGTGTAGATGACATAGTTTGGGGAACTGGTACAGTAGAGCAAACTCGTAATGGGCAAGCTGTACTTATATCTAAGGTAAGTGCTATTGATATTCCATTTACTAATACTGTCAGTGGATTAGCTGCAACAACTGTTGAAGAAGCTATAGACGAAGTTGAAGACAGAGTAGATACTGCTGAAACAAAACTTGATCTTGTTACAATAACTCAACCTGTAGACCTTGATGCTATTGAGACTAAGATAGATCTTGTTACAGTAACTCAACCTGTAGACCTTGATGCTATTGAGACTAAGATAGATCTTGTTACAGTAACTCAACCTGTAGACCTTGACGCTATTGAAGATACTCAAGCAAATCAAACACTAGCAATAGGAAACATAAACAAACCCTTGCTTCATCTACCGCTTGACAATTCACTTGACTTTGAAAAAGGTGTAGGAACTGTTAGCTTTACGAGAGCTACAACAGGTACTTACATTGACAGATATGGAGTTCTTAAAACTGCTTTAACTGATGAGCCTAGATTTGAAAAAGATGGTTTGTTGGTAGAAGGTGCTAGTACTAATCTTATTCTTTATAGTGAAGACTTTAATCAAAGTAGTTGGCTTAAAACAAGAGTTTCTGTATTACCTAATTCTACTATAGCCCCTGATGGAACATTAACAGCAGATAGTCTTATTGACTCCTCAACAGGTGATGGTACAGGATATATATATAGAACTGGCTCATTTACGATAGGTACTCAATACTGTTTCTCGTTATATGTTAAAAAGATTGATGGCATAAGTGGTGCAAAAGTTAGGATTCAACTCTCGTCAGCTTATGGATTTAATGTTAATTACCCAATATGCGACTTTGATTTTGATACAGAAGCAGTAACATTAGGGAGAAGCTATAACGTAGAGTCTTTGTCAGATGGGTGGTTCAGATTATCAGTATACGGAGAGAGTGAAGCGAGTTATTCAGGAAATATTATATATTTTAGTCACCAAGGCTCGGATACTGAGGGCAATGGGTTTTATATTTGGGGGGCACAATTAGAAAAACTCCCATTTGCTTCATCTTACATACCTTCTACAGACACTTTCACAAGTAGAGCAACAACAGGTACTTATTACAACGCTTCAGGGACACTCTCAACATCTGCTATTAATGAGGCTAGATACACGTACAATCCAAGCGATTTAACAGCCCCTGCTAGTCTATTGCTTGAGGGTGCTAGTACGAATCTAATGCTTCAAAGTGAAGACCCGTCACTTTGGCCAAAGACTTTATTAACTTACAACTCAACTTCGGTAGAAAATGGGGTTACTTATGGAACTTTTACACCTGATGTTGGAGCTGGTGCAGGAGGTACGGACGGCTTATTATTATCAACTTCAGGCTCATTATTAGTAGGTGATGAAATAACCTTATCTTTTAGAATCAAGTACACTTCAATACAATATATCAGCCTAAGACGAAATAGCACATTCAATGACCCCTTGTTTTTAGCAAAGATTGACTTAGTAAATAAAACTATAGTTACTGATGATAGTCTATATGGGCTTACTCTTCTTGTAAATGAAGATGACTCTATTACTGTATCTGGAACATTTAGTGTAAATACTGGTACAGGTAGCCAGATTGGATATTTTCTACAGAATACATTTTCAGGAGATGCAGACGGTATAAATACATTAAAAGTTGGTATGCCTCAAACAGAGAAACTCCCATACGCAACTTCATACATACCTACAACAGGCACAACAGTTACAAGAAGTGCTGATGTTAGTACATCAGTTGCTACTACTAGGGCTGGTGAATCTTGTTCAGTTACAGCAAAAGATAATACACCATCATTATTAAGTGATAGTCAGTTTTCTTATGCATTTGATTACGATTGTTATGGTGATAAAGACTCAGGACTATACTTCACAATGCTTGACTTTAATAATGGTGTAATAGATAATTTCCGAACAATGGTATACGTTGCTTCTGGGTTAAGGCTTGCTTCTGATACTAGTGGATTACCTTCAACAGTTATTAATACAGATGTAGTTGCGTATCAAAAATACAGGGTAGTATTTACAGCAGACAATCTAGCATATTCTACATACCTAGATGGGTTGCAAACTATATCTAGTATAGCTACAAATAGCTTTCTTGCAAGTCAAGTGCAAAGAATAGATATAGGTACTACTAGTGGAAACCAATTCCAACACTATGGGCATATATCAAATCTAAGAATCTACGACAAAACCTTATCAGCAGAAGAAGCGAGACTTGCTTAATGAATACAAATAAAAGGAGCTACTAATGGCATGGACAGGGTATAGCTTAAAAGCAATAGCAGATAGGTTTAGAGAAGGTATTTACCAAAAGAGTGAGACTTACTCTAAAGATGAGGTATATAGTAAAACAGAATCATATTCAAATACTGAAGTATACCCTAAAGCATCTACATTCTCTAAGGATGAGGTCACTAAGGCAATAGGAAACATCAACAGCCCACTACTAGACTTACCACTAAAGAACAACCTAGCAATGAAAGCAGGAGTTGGAAGTACTACATTTAGTAGAGCAAGTGGTGCAACGTACATGAATAGATACGGTAGATTGTCTTATGCTTCAACTGATGAGGCAAGGTTTGAAAAAGAAGGTCTACTTATTGAAGGTGCTAGTACGAACAAAAGTATATATTCTAAAACACCAATTAAGTGGAGTGTAAGCCCAAGTGTTAGTCTAGTATCCACTACAGTATTATCCCCAGATGGCACAGCCACAGCAGGTAAGTTTATATGGGATTCAGGCTATAAAGGTTCACAAGCAGTAACTTCAGGCTCAGTAAGTTTTACTGATGGTGTTACAGAAACAAGGAGTATTTTTGTTAAGCCTGAAGGGTTTGAGTGGGCTAGAATACAAACAGATGTGGGAATCGTAGGTATTTGCTTCTTTGATTTAGTGAATGGAGTAGTGGGAACCGCCATAGAATGCACAGGTAGTATTGAAAAAATAGGTGATTATTATAAACTAGGAATCACAGTGACACCTAGTTTAACTGGTTCTGCAAGTTTATCAATATACCAAGCGGATTATGATAATGATTATGCAACAACAGGGGATGGAGTAAAAGGGTATAGTTTATGGGGAGCTCAAATAGAAGAACTACCATTCGCATCGAGTTACATACCATCAACAGATACATTCACAAGTAGAGCAACTACAGGTACTTACTATGATGCTACAGGTACTCTACAGACAGCGTCTATTGATGAAGCTAGATACACATATAACCCTAGTGACTTAACTGCTCCTTCTAGCCTATTGCTTGAAGATGCTAGTACGAACCTTCTGCAGTACAGTGAAGTATTTAACGCTTCTATCTGGACTAAGATAGGTGCAGTTATTACAGCTAATGCTTCTTCTGCTCCTGATGGAAATACTACTGCTGATGGGTTTGATAATACTTTAACTATTGAAGATAGGGCAGTACAGCTTGTAGCCAACACAGGAGTCAATACATATACATTCTCAGTATGGATAAAAGCAGGTGCTAACAGGACATTAGCTATCGAGCTAACAGAACAAGGTGGTACTGCTTTTAGTAATATAGTTAATTGTAGTGTTACATCAGAGTGGCAGAGATTTACAATTACAGGAACAACAAACTCAGATAATACAGGGGTATATGCCGTAATAGGTAGAAACAGTTCAGACCAAGCATCTGATTATAGAATATGGGGAGCACAATTAGAACAATCAACCTTCCCATCTTCATATATCCATACAACCACAACAGCAGTCACTAGAAGTGCAGATGTAAGTACTTCTGTAGCTACTACTAGGGCTAGTGATATAACAACTTCTACTCATTATGATAACTTTCCAAGTGGCTCTAGTGGAACTATAATAATGGATGTCGCAGTGTTTGATAGTTCAGCAACTAAATACTTATTATCTGTATATGAAGATGCTACAAACTACTTCTATATAAGATTACTATCTACAGGACAAATTAATGTTGCTTCTGAGTATGAAAACACAGTAAAAATAGGGCTTGGCTCAACAGTGTCTTTAGTAGTTGGAACTAAATATAGAATTGGAGTTACATTCGATGAAACAGGTTCAACATTGTATTTAGATGGGGTACAGGTAGATACTGATACTCATACAGGGTTGACATTCTCGCAACTACTAAATTCTATTCCTGTTACCATAGGTGGGTTAAGTGGTAACTCTAGTTCTAATAGAGATGGGAACTACTCTAGTATTAGATTCTACGACAAAGCACTTACAGCAGAAGAAATGAGGCTAGCATAATGAAATCAAACACAAAGGAAAATAGATGAAAGACTTAGTTACATATTGTGCAGACAGCACAGCATTAGTTCAAGAGGTGGGAGAGAAGTTCCCTGAGTTATTAACAGAAGAGTTTGACTTCTCTGTTACAAAGATTCCTACATACAAGTGTGCTACAGGTGAAACAGTATGTCTTGTGAGATGTATTGATGCAGACGATGAGACAAAGCTAAGAAGCTTGACTACACTTGAGGTCTTAGGCACATATGATGAAGTCTTTGCAGACCCTTTGTTAGATGCTAAGTACAAGAGCGTTTATCCTTATGATGTGCCTGTGACTTATACAGATGATGAAGGTGTAGAGAAGTCGTACACTAGACCTAATCGTATAGGAGCTTTCGCATGAGTGTAGAATCAAAGAGTTTAGATGAGCTGAACAAAACACTTTTAGTTGATACAATAGAGACAGGCACTTATACTCCGACCATAACCCCATTAGCAAATATTGATAGTATAACACCTAAGCCTCTAAGATACACAAAGGTTGGCAATATGGTGAATGTATCGGGACAGATAGATATAGATGCCACAGCAGTTGATACTTTAACAAATTATAGAATCTCATTACCTGTACCATCTAATCTAATTGATAATGGTAATTTATCAGGTACTACGTCTATAATCGCATTTTCTCCTAGTGCTATTCGCTCAGGGTATATAAGAGGAGAGGTTGCAGAAGATGAAGCTTATGTAAGTTTTTCTGCAAGTGTAACAGGGTTGGTGGGTACAACTGTAAGTTTTGAATATGAGATAAAGTAATGCTTAAGATATTCACTAAAAAGTTTTGGGTCGAAGTTGAGGCAAGTCATGGAAGATAAAGATTACTGTACAGGCTTTCCTGAATACTGGTGGACATGGAAAGGTGAGTACATATACATTGGTAACTTATGCAAAGAGCATGATAACAATGATGGTGTTAGTAGGTTTAAAGGATGTTCTAACACTAAGTTCTTTAATAGTACTTGGAGAGCTAGACTTATTGGAGCAGTTATTATTGCAACAGTAGCATCTATCATGTGCTTCATCAAGTTTCCAAAAAGACAGAGTAAAAGGATATAACATGTTTGGATTTTTTAAAGCTGCTATTAACCCATTAGCTGAAGTAGCAAAAGAGTGGATACAAACTGATAAAGAGTCAGCAGAAGCCAAAGCTGTTATGGTAAAAGCATTAGACCCTAATGGTAAGATGAGAGCACAGATATCAAGCGATGTACTTGGTTTATATAAATTATACATAGTTACTTCATTATCTCTGTTAGCTCTTGAGTTCTTTGGAGTTGGTGACGTAGCAAGAGTAGCTAGTGTAACAACTAAATTGGTAGATTTATTCCTACCAATTACTGGGATGGTTTCAATAATAGTATCAGCTTCTTTCGGTGTAAACGCAGTTAATTCATATAAAGGGAAGTAAACATGGCAGAAGAAGAGGGTAGTCCATTGGAATTAAAGATAGCTAAGTGTCAACTAAAGGTATATGAAGATATGCACGAAGTTAGACGTGACATGCATAAAGTAGTAGACCGTGTCTCTATCCTTGAAAAGGGTCATAAAGAGATACAAAGCACTTTACATAAACATGAAGAGCAGAGAAGGGGTATGCACAAAGTATCTGACGAGAAACTAGATGCCATACTTGAGAAAGTCGGTAAGGTAGAGTCTGAATCTAATGATAACGCTGAGTGGATATCCAAAGTAAATAAGTGGCGTATTAAGATAACATTTATAGTAACAGGTATAGTTAGTACTATAGGTTTTCTATACTGGTTATATACGTTCTTACAGAAGCATGGGTTAGTAATAGTGTTTGAGAAAGCTGCAGGGTAACCTATGAGTGCTAAACCTTGTATTAATAAAGATGTAGTGGTTATAGCAGATACACAGGTTGACTTGGAGTCTCCAACGTCACATTTATACTCTTTGAGTAAATATATATGGGAGCATAAACCAAGTGATATAGTTCATATAGGAGATCACTGGGACTTCCCTTCACTTAGTTCATATGCTTCACGGCTTATGGCTGAGGGTAAAAGATTAGATGATGATTTAAGAGGCGGTTATGATGCCTTTAAACTTATTATGGCACATGTAGATAAGATGAATAAAAAGACTGGTGAAAACTATAAACCAGCTAAGCATTTTCTTATGGGCAATCATGAGATGAGATTAGAGAGATTTATAGCAGAGCATCCTGTATTAGAAGGTTGCTTTGATCTTAGAGGGTTTATAGAAGGGCAAGGCTGGAAAGTACATAAGATGAATAGCCCTATCTGGCTTCATGATATATGCTTCTCGCACTACATGGAGAACCCTATGAGTGGTAGAGCAGTAGGTGGAAGTATTGAGAATAAGTTAAACAAGTTTCCACATAGCTTTGTTCATGGACACCAACAACAGTTTCAATATGGCAGGCGACAGAATCTACAGGGTAAGCCGCACTTCGGTGTATGCGCTGGTAGCTTCTATATGCATGATGAAGGTTATCGTGGTGCTAATAATACAGAGATAAGAGGTTTCACCCACTTAAGAGGGTTTACAAATAGATATGGACATACTGACCATGATGTTGAGTTCGTATCATTAGAAAGATTATTGGAGAAATATTAAGATGAATTTTAGCAGAGAAGAATTTGAATGTCAGTGTGGTTGCGGTTTTGATACAATAGATTATGAATTATTAGAGGTGTTAGAAGATGTTAGAAAGTATTTCAATAGTCCAGTTTATATCAACAGTGGCTGTCGTTGTATCAGTCATAATCACTCAGTTGGTGGCGGCACTCATAGTCAGCATCTCGATGGCAGAGCTGCTGACATTGTGGTCAAAGGAATACACGCAGACATAGTTGCTGATTATTTAGAAAGTAAATACCAATCGATATATGGTATTGGTAGATATAATGGGCGTACTCATATAGATACTAGAAGTGGCAATAAAGCCAGATGGGATGAAAGGGACTAACATGAGCCAATTAACTAACTTTAGCGGTGGATTAAATACAAGGTATACTCCACATCTTATATCAATAGACCAAAGTGTTAAATGTGAAAACGTTAACCCTTCGGCTATATCTCTTAAACCAATGGCGGATGATGATGATGAATTACAGAACTTTGGTGCGAATTCTAGCTTTTTCTATTTTGCTGGGGCTTGGATAGCTCGTAGCGGCGCTACAGATTATGTAGAATTTCAAGATGTACTATATTATTCTGATGGTATTAGTATACCACAGAAAACTGTTGATGGTACTAATTTCTATAATGTTGGTATAACCACTCCTACAACTAAGCCTACAGTTGTGGCTAATGATGCTGTAGACCCTGATAATAAAGATGTAAGACAGTATTGTTATACTTACTATAATGCTAATGATACCACCGAGTCTGTACCGTCGCCATACTCGTTAGAGCTAGATGTGTCCACAGATAATGTAGACATAAGCGGTTTTATAGCATCTACAGATACACAAGTAACACATATTAGAATATATAGACTTGGTGGTAACCTAAGTAATATGACGCTAGTTGCAAGTATTGCTAATACTGTGCCGCAGACTTATACTGATATATCTAGCGACCTTGATATAGCTAGCGAGCACCAACTAGATTCATTTAATGCTGGGCAAGCTTTGGCTGGATTGCTATTTTTAACAGAATATAATGCTATGCTATTTGGAGCAATTGATGATAAATTATACTACTCTGAAGTAGGTAAGCCTAATGAATGGAGCGCTTTCTCGTTCTTAGACTTTGACTATCCTATTACAGGCCTAGGCGCTACACAGAATGGGCTATTAGTTTTTACTAAGTCTAGAACACATTTAATTACAGGTAATGCGCCAGCAGCGCTTAATAAAGTATTAATACACGCTTCGCAAGGTTGTATTAATCATAAAACTATTAAATACGTGGATAACTTACTTATATGGTTATCACAAGACGGTTTATGCACTTCTAATGGAGGCTCTGTACAAGTTATAACATTAGATAAGCTTGATAAACTTGTAGTTACATCACTAGATGCAGAAATACTTGATAATCAATATTATTTATTTCATAATACAGAAACACTAGTGGTAGACTTTAGATATGGACCACCAACATTTAGAACAATAGATTTAATAGCTAATGGCGCATGGTACAGTGAGCAATTTGATAGATTATACTATGTAGATGTATTGGGTAATTTATATAGCCTTGGTAGAGGTGAAAGTACTAGAACTTATAATTATAAGACAGGTAGATTAACTGAAGGCTCTATATCTAATCTTAAGAACTATAGGACTATATATGTATATATTCTAGGTACAGCAGAGATGAAGTCTTATATAGATGGTGTCTTAGTATCTACCATTAATTTAACTAATGGTCAGAATGAAGTTAAATTGCCACAACAAAAGAGGCAAGGTTATTACATAGAGTTTGAATTCACTGGCACAGGTGAAGTACTAGAAGTAGAGTATAAATTGGAAGGTAGACAAAATGGCAGGTAATAGATTTATACAAATTCCAGCTAATCTGGAAGACCCTCAAGTACTTAAACAGTTTACAGAAGAGTTGGTAAGTAAGCTTCATACTAATCCATTTATATCATATCCACTTAAGTACCCTGCTGGGTATACAGGGTATATTCCTAATCAAGATACAATAGCTATGGGTGCTTTAACTAATGATATATTAGACGCTAGTCAAAGACTTGATGAGCTCAATAATGATATTAAGAACTATATCACTGATGGTCTACAGACTAATGTATTACAGAATACAGAAGATGTAGCAACTGTTACTGTGCAATTTGGAACATTCTATGACACAGCTACTGCCGCCTCATGGTATGGATTAGGAGTTAAAGCAGGTGAAGTTATCACCGGGTTAACTATAGGTTCAGTAGATACAGATACAACAACTCCAGGTTCTGGTACTGGAATATTTGCTATTAATGCAGATAGCTTTCAAGTAGCTAGAAGTATTACAGATATTACAGACCCTGCTGAACTAGCTTACCTGCAGGCTAATAATTTACCATATGGTACTATGTATGATTCAGTACTTGGTGAGATAGTGCCAGCGTTCTTAATAGAGTGGAATGGTACTTCTTATGATATATTCTTTAATGGTAAGACTACATTCTCTAATGTAACTGGGACTGGTTCTATAGTTCATGAAAATGATAATATCACAAGGTTACTTAATGATGCAGAATATACTCTTAATACTACATTTAGCCAGAACACAGAACCAACTGCCAAGGCTATTGGAGACTTATGGGTAGAGACAGATAACTTTAATAATCTATATAGATGGACAGGTACAGTATGGGAAGATATCAGAGATACTTCTAATGACCAAGATCTATCTAATGCTTTAGCAGATATTGCTGGACTTGAGGAGACTGATGATGGTGTAATTAACTCTTTCTATCAGACTGCAGCTCCGACTGGTACTTATGGAGATTGGTGGGTTGATACAGACTCATCTCCTTTGGTAGCTTATAGATATGAGGATATAGATGGTAAGAATGTAGGTACTTTGGCATGGAGAGATAACTCAACAAGTATACTAGGAAAATCTTACTTAGGTGCTGTTAATGCACAGTCAACTGCAGACGGTAAGATAACAACATTCTATCAATCTACTCCACCTACAGCTGAAGGAACTGGAGATATTTGGGTAGATACAGGTGACGGTAATAGACAGTATATGTGGTCTGGTGTAGCTTGGGCAGATATACAAGACAGTCTTATAGGCCAAGCAATATCAGATGCTGCTGGTGCTCAATCCACAGCTGATGGCAAGATAGAAACATTCTACCAGATTGCTGAACCTACAACCGCATCTGAGGGTGATATCTGGTTCGATACAGATGATGGGAATAAGGTATATACTTATAGATCTGGAGTATGGGTTAATACTCAAGATAGTGAGATAGCCCAAGCAATTACTGATGCTGCTGGCGCTCAAGCCACAGCTGATGGTAAGGTAAAAACTTTCTATAATACAGTTGCCCCAACCGCAGAAGGGATTGGAGACCTATGGGTTGATACAAGTGACGGTAATGCCTTATATAGATGGGACGGGGCTAGTTGGGTTATAGTTAGAGACACAACCATTGCAACCGCTCAAGCTGCGGCAGATGCTGCTAGTGTTGCCGCATTACTAAGAACTCTTCCAAGTGAGGTTGCAGCAGCAGTTAACAATAACACAACTACTATTGATGGTAATAAGTTAACAACAGGTACTGTATCAGCATTACAAATACTAGCAGGTACTATTACAGCTGCTCAGATTGCTACCAAGACTATTACCGCGGCTGAAATTGCAGCAGGTACTATTACAGCTGCTCAGATTGCTACCAATACCATAGCTGCTACCCAGATTGCTGCTAATACTATAACATCAGATGAGATGTCTACTAATGTATTATTAGTTGGTGGTAAGATAGAGTCTAGTACATATAGTTGGAATGGTGG